CAACAAATATTATAAAAAGAAATATGGATACAAATTTGAAAAAACAAAAATTTACAAATTTGATTACAAATATAAAGAAAGGTTCTATGGACTTGATTGGGGAATATCTCATTCTTGTTTTGAATATGAACCATTCGGATACGGAATTTTTGAAGCAGTGGATTGGGGGAAATTACCAATATTACATGAAAAATGGCATGTTCCACTTGATTATAAATACAAAGCGTCTGACGAGGAAACATTTAAAAAGACCTACGAAACGATTTGCAAAGATGATTACGAAACCCGTAAAATTGAATTTGAAAAACTTAAAAGTTGGATGATTAAACACTTTTCAAATAAAGAAGAATGGAAAGAAAAACTTTTAGATATTTATAACGGAGAATAATACTTAAAAATGGCAAGAACAAATTTATCATTAGGAAATTTATATAGAGCCACACAAGGTACAAGTAGAACAGGACAAGTTTCATTAAACGCAATGAACGCTTCTGCAGGTACGGCCGCTTCTATGATTGCATTTGCAGTAGATTCAATAACTGCAAATCAGCCTACATATACATACATTGTTGAAAGTACGAGTGAAACCGCAACATTTTCATTTGGTTCACAGGGTTCTTTACATGGAAGTAGAGTTGGTAGTGTAGCAGCAAACTATACAGTTTCATTTAATAACGCAAATTTTTCGGTAGGGTCACCAACATTGGGTGCATCACCATCTTTTCCAATAACACCGGCAGCAATAAATGTATCAAACTATTCAGAAGCATCTTCTATATTATCAATGACGTATGCTGATGGATATAATTTAAATGCAACAAACTACAATACAACGTCTACAAAAACTTTATATGCAGTAGATGTTTACAATACAATTAACCAACCTGATTTCTGTTTATTATTTGGAACAAAAGTTTTATTAGCAAATGGAACTGAAATTAATGTTGAAGATTTAAATGTTGGTGATACTATTAAATCTTGGGTTCCTGATGGATTACCTGATGAAACATTGGATGGTAGTGATACAGGAGAAACTGAGTGGAGATTTTTTATAAAAAATACATTGAGTGGAACCGAACAAAACGTAATTGTCTCAGATTTAACTTTTAATTTTGCAAGTGGATATTATTCAATAAATGATGGTTTAATTCAATCAACGGGTACTCACCCTTTATATGTTTTTGATTCAGAAATAGAAAAATATAAATTTAAAAATGTAGAAAACATATTAATTGGTGATAAATTAATAATGAATGACGGAATAGAAGTTTTAGTAAATAATATAGAACAAGTAACAGCTGACGTTGAAATTGTTACAATAAATGTTGAAGAATCGGATGTTTATTTAGCAAATGGAGTTATTTCACATAATAAAGGAACAACTTCACAATCATCAATACCAGCTACAGGATTAAAAATGTATATTGAACCGGCAAAAACTGCATCATTTGCAGCAGGTTCATTACCTGCAACTGGAACACCTTCGGTTGATATATTAGATATGAGTGGATATGGAACTGGTTTAAGACCAGGAGCGGAATCACCATTATTACAATCAGGTGGTAACCCATCTTATAATAACGGAGCAAGTAGAAAAGAAAGATATTATTCTTTTGATGGTGGTGATTTATTTTACAAAGATACGGCATCAAATATTAATGGAGGAATTTCACAATTTAATACCAATACAGGTACAATACATGTTTGGGTTAGACCTACAACAACTTTAGGAGCATCTACAAGACATATTTTTGATTATGCTGGTTTTTATGGTTTGGCAATTGAATCTACCGATAACTCAACATTAAATAGAGTAAAATTCTATGGTAGTTCATTAGGAAATAGTGCACAATTAACAACATCATTATCAGCTAATGTTTGGTATATGATATCAGCAACTTTCCAACCAAGTGGAACTGTGACTGTATATGTAGATGGAACATCGGTTGGAACATTTACCGCATCTGCTTTTTCAGCACCTGCATCGACAAATTATTTAACAATCGGTAGTAATAGTGCAAGAACTTCATTTTGGAACGGACAAATAGGACCTGTTCTATTTTATAGTGTATTACAAGATTCAACTGATGTAAGTAGAACATATAGTTATTTCTCTCCAAACTATAAATAATATTTATTGTTTTGAATTGAAATGTTATATTTATATTGAGAATTAATAAATTTAAATTAAAGCATATAAAATGGCAGAAAAGATAGTATCACCAGGCGTATTTACAAAAGAAAACGACCTTTCATTTTTACAACAAGGTGTAGCCGAAATCGGAGCAGCATTCATTGGCCCATTTAAAGAAGGCCCTTTAACTCCAACAATAGTTAATTCACAAACTGAATTTGAAACTTTGTTTGGTGTAGTAGATGATACATATTATACTCCTTTAGCAGTACAAAACTACTTAAGAGAAGCAGGAACTGCAACTATTTGTAGAGTAGCTGGTATTGGTGGGTATACATCACAAAATCCAATATTATTAACAGCAACTTCAGGTGCAGTAAGTGCATCAATTGGTGTTTTATTCACAAGTGATAAAAATACATTATCAACCGGATTAAGTGGTTCAGCTATATCAAATGTGTTGAGTGGTAGTGGTCAATTTGCTATAACAGTAAGTGGTTCTACTAATTTTGCAGGAACATCTTCTTTATATTCATCAAATACAAATGATATTGAATCTACATTTGGTACTAATCCAATTGCATCTAAAGGTGCATATGTATATGCATTCTTTAAAAATCATAGTATTGGTATGAATGATTACACAACAGTAACAGGTAGTGTATTAGACGACCAATTATTTAATTTTGATGCACAAGAAGCATTGACTCCATATATTAAATCACAACAAATTTCTGGTGATAGATACAATTTATTCCAATTTGAAACTTTAGGTGCAGGAAATAAAGCAAATACAAAAGTTAAAATTGGTATTACAAATATTAAAGCAGCGGGTTCTGTAAATGGTACGGATTACGGTACTTTCACAGTAGTTGTAAGAGATTTTGCAGATACAAATAAGAAAAAAGTAGTATTAGAAACATGGTCAAATGTAAACTTAGACCCTAATTCTCCTAACTTTATTAGTAGAGTAATTGGTGATAGAAAATTATCAATTGCAAATGATGGTAAAATAACTGAAACTGGTGATTGGGTTAATAATTCAAAATATATTAGAATTGTAAACTTAAATGAAAGTGCACCGATTCAAGCAGTTCCATTTGGACACGCAGCATATAAATTACCAATATATGCATCATCTGCATTATCAGCACAAATTCCAGCAGTAACTTTCGTAAGTTCTTCTGCAACGGTATATGGTGGTATTGATTTAGACGGTAACACAGACAACTCAATTTATTTAAAACCAATACCTTCTGGTTCATTATCAGGAACAAATGCAGTATTTGGATTAGATGCATCAAATGGTGGTTCATTAACAGTTGGTTCAACATCAGCACAATTTGTTGTAGCATTCCAAGAAGGATTTGACGGTTTAAACCCAACAACTCCAATTTACAAAGGTTCTGAAATAACTGCAGGTAACTCACAAGGATTTAATTTAACAAACTCATTGTCATCTGGTTCAGTTGCATATTCTAAACACATCAATGCTTTATCTAACGCAGATGAGTGGGATATCAATATGGTAGTAACTCCGGGTGTTATTAGAAGATTACATTCTTCAGTAGCGACTTCGGTATTAGATATGGTTGAAGAAAGAAATGATTGTTTCTATATTATGGATACAACTGCACAAGGTGATTCCGTATCTCAAGCAAACACACAAGCACAAGCTATTGATTCAAATATGGTAGCAACTTACTACCCATGGATTAAGACCGTTGATGTGAACACAAATAAATTAATTTCTGTTCCACCATCAGTATTGTTACCTGGAGTATTTGCATCTAATGATAGAGTAGCAGCAGAATGGTTCGCACCGGCAGGTTTAAATAGAGGTGGATTGATTGGGGCAGTAAGTGTATTGAATAGATTAACACAATCTGAAAAAGATTCATTATACGAAAACAAAGTAAACCCAATCGTTCAGTTCCCAGGACAAGGTATTGTAGTATTTGGACAAAAAACATTACAAGATAAACCATCTGCATTAGACAGAATTAACGTAAGAAGATT